AAAGAAAAAACCCAAAAAGAAAAAATAAGGCTACTCGGCTACGGCTGACCCCAACATAAGGAGAATAATATGCCTGAACTAGCAGAAGTGGAAACACAAAAGACTGCAGGATTCGTTGATCGTGGATATAATCACGCAAAACGTAAGCAACGGATGGAAGATGAAGCAAAGGAGATTGCAGAACTTGAAGCTCAACAACGTGGAGAATCAACCGAAGACACAGAACAAGAAACTGTCAAAGAAGAAACGCCCGATACAGAAGTTGAAGAAACAACGTTATCTGCAGAAGAAAAATCTTTTAAAAAACGATATGGTGATTTAAGACGTCACATGCAGCAGAAAGAAAAAGAGTGGGACGAAAAACTAGAAAGCCTACAATCTGCTAAAGGTAGTGTTACACCACCTAAATCTGATGAAGACATTGAAGAGTGGGCTAAACAATACCCTGATGTAGCTGGTATAGTAGAGACTATTGCGGCTAAAAAAGCACAGGAGATGTTTAGTAAAGCTGATACTCGACTAAAAGAACTTGATGAAGCTCAAGCAGAAGCCCATCGAGTTAAGTCTGAAAATGAAATACGTAAGTCACACTCAGACTTTGATGACTTACGTCAATCAGATGAGTTTCATGATTGGGCTGATGAGCAGCCTAAATGGGTTAAAGATGCACTATATGAAAATGCAGATGACCCAGCCTCAGTAGTACGTGTTATTGATCTTTACAAATCAGATAAAGGTCTTACTAAAGAAGCTAAAAAAGCAAATAAAAAAGCTGCAGCCTCTACAGTTACTAAGCGTAGTAAGACAGAAGTAGATGTAGCTGACGCTAATGGTACAATTCGAGAGTCAGAAGTTGCTAAAATGACTGACAAAGAATTTGAAGAACGTGCAGACGAAATTAACAAAGCAATGCGCAGCGGTAAATTTGTCTATGACGTGTCTGGTAATGCCAGATAAACTATTGACAAACAAAAAATCAATAGTATAACTAGGGACATAGAACAAAAGCCTCTGTATGACTACCTTTTATTCTAACCCAATTCCCAATAAAGTCTAAACATATGAGAACTACCTGTTCAAGTATAGGCCCATATATCAAGGTTGGCCGACCTGAAGTATATGCACCCTAGAAAATGTAACAGCCTCTTATTGGTATTAGCTTTGTAACAAAGCCAACTATCAGGAGGATTTATCATGGCTTTTGCATCCGCAAGTGGATACACTAACCTTCCAAATGGAAACTTTTCAAGTGTAATCTACTCTAAAAAAGTACAACTTGCTTTCCGCAAGTCTACAGTATGTGGCGACATTACTAACTCTGATTACTTTGGAGAGATCGCTAACCAAGGTGATACAGTTCGTATCATCAAAGAACCTGAAATTTCAGTAAGTGCCTACACTCGTGGCGAAACTGTTGCAGCACAAGATTTGGCTGACGCAGATTTCTCACTGGTTGTAGATAAAGCTAACTATTTTGCCTTCAAGATGGATGACATCGAGGAAGCTCATAGTCACGTCAATTTCATGGATCTTGCAACTAACCGTGCAGCTTATCGTTTGGCTGACCAGCATGACCAAGAAGTTCTTGGTTATTTGGCTGGCTACAAGCAATCAGCTTTGCATGGTAATGCCAACACCGTAAACAACGTTGTAAACGGTACTAAAGCAAACACTGCTGCTGGTTCAGACGAACTGCTTGCAGCTAACAAACTGAAAAAAGGTGACTTCGGCAACATCACTACTGCAAGTGCTGCTGATCACTCAATTCCAGTTGCTGCTCGTTTGCCAGGTGCTACTGCACTGCCAACAGCTACTATTTCACCAGCTATGTTGGTTTCACGTATGGCACGTTTGTTGGATCAACAGCAAGTAGACACACAAGGTCGCTGGCTGGTAATTGACCCAATCATGATGGAAGTCATGCGTGACGAAGACAGCCGCTTGTTGAATGCTGACTTCGGTGAGTCAGGTGGCCTACGTAATGGTCTGGTCTTGAACAACTTCCACGGTTTCCGTGTATATAGCTCAAGCAACCTTCCAGCGGTAGGTACTGGTGCCGGTACTACAGGTACTGCAAACCAAAACACTAACTACGGTGTGATTGTTGCTGGACATGACTCAGCTGTTGCTACTGCAGAGCAGATCAACAAGACTGAATCTTACCGTGATCCAGATTCATTCGCTGATATTGTTCGTGGTATGCATCTATACGGTCGCAAAATCTTGCGTCCAGAAGCATTGGTTACAGCTAAGTACAACTTGGCTTAAGTCAAAACTAGGAGGGCTGCTTTCGGGTGGCCCTCTTATTGCATCTATTATAAACTCTAGGATATAGTATGTCTACCTATGTAGAATTAACTAATGAATTACTAAGGCGTTTAAATGAAGTTCCTGTAGATATTGCAGGGGCTGATTTTTCTTCTCTACGTAACGTTCAAGCTACAGCTAAAGATGCTATTAATAGTAGTTTAAGAGAGATATATCAAACAGGTCAAGAGTGGCCTTTTTTAAAAAGCACCTATACGCAAACTTTAGTAGTAGGTACTAGACAATATTCTTTTCCCACCACTTACTCAAGTGTTGATTGGGAAACTTTTTATTTAAAGAAACACCCAACTAAAGAAAATGAACCTGCAGTTTTAGATCCAATTTCTTATGAAGAATATATAAAAGATTTTAGGCCTGTGGACGATCAAGCTGATCAAGTCAATGGCGACTCAGCTCCAATAAAAGTTTATCAAACATTTGGAGACTCTTTTGGAGTTACTCCAATACCTAATGCAGCTTATGAAATAGAATATGTATATTGGACTGTACCTACATCTTTGATAAACTACGATGATATTTGTATCATACCTGAGCGTTTTAATCATGTAGTTATAGATGGAGCTATGTCTTACATGATGCATTTTAGAAGCAATGAACAAAGTGCTAATATGCACCAACAAAAATTTGAGCAGGGCATTAAAAGCATGAAACGTGTTTTGTTTGATGACGAGCTTAGAATACGTTCCACAGTTATTGGGCGGTAAGTATGGATAGGTTACGTACAAACCTTACAGTCTGCTCAGGGGGTCTTATAACCAACGTAGATCCTCTCACTCATGCTTCTGCTTTAGGTGGCAGTGCATTACGTATGATTAACTATGAGCCTTCTCTATCAGGTGGTTATAGACGCATTAGTGGATTTCAAAATGACTATGGCACAGTTCCTGGAAACGGTGCTACATTAGGCGTACACATAAATGGTAATCTTCACGATGGAATTTTTGCTTGCAGAAAAACAAATTCTGGGTATAACTACCTCCATAAGTGGAATAACTCTACTTCCTCATGGGACGCCATAACTGTATCTGGTACACCAACAATGACAGGTGTTACTCGTGTAAGATTTGCAGAGTACAATTGGTCAGGTGAAGTACTGCTATTAACTGATGGTATCAACCCTGCTGCTCTATATGATGGTACTAACTACACACAGATTACACACACTAATGCACCTAACGATCCTAAGTTTGCAGAGGAATTTGCTTCACATATATTCTTAGCAGGTGACTCAACAGAACCATTTAATTTATTTTTTAGTGCGCCTATTAATGCCACGGACTTTAGCCCTGCTGCAGGTTCTGGTGTTATTAATGTAGGTTTTAAGATCACTGCTATTAAGAAGTTTCGTAATACTTTATTTATATTTGGTGCTAATAATATTAAAAAACTAGTCGGTAATAATATTACTAACTTTGTTTTGGAAAATGTTACATCAAATTTAGGTTGCGTAGCCCCTGACTCTGTGGTAGAATTTGGTGGAGATTTACTTTTCTTGGGGCCAGATGGTATTAGACCTATTTCAGGGACAGACCGTATTGGCGATGTTGAACTTGCTCCTGTATCTAAAGAGATCCAAGACATCTTTGATAACTACTACTTATCTGAAACCATTGTAGATATTAGTATTGTTGTTATTCGTAAGAAGTCTCAGTTTAGGTTCTTCTTTAAAAACGATAGTTCATTATCTCTGATTGGTGCTATACGTAAAAGTCAAAACAAACAAAGTATATTTGAATATAGTCAGCTAATTGGTATTGAAGCTAATTGTGTATCTTCAGGGTATATTGGTCAGTTTGAACATGTAATACACGGGGATGGTTCAGGTAAAGTATATAGGCAGGAACGTGGTACATCCTTTAATGGAAGTGACATATTTAGTTTATATCAAACTCCATACTTCTATATGGAAGATCCTGAAATAAGAAAAATTATTTATAAAGTAGACACCTATCTAAAGTCAGAAGGTAATACAGAAGTATTTGTAGGTTTGTATTATGACTATGATGATGTATACTCTTTAAATCCAGCTACTTATAACTTTTCTACAGAAGGTGCAGCAGCTACTTACGGAACAGCTATTTTTGGATCAGGTGATATTTATGATGGCAACCCTTCACCTAAAGCTTTAACTGATGTATCTGGCTCTGGTAAATCTGTATCAGTAAGTTACGTTACTAATAATCAAAATGCAAGCCATACAATTCAAGCTATTGCCATGACGTATGGTACAGCAGACAGGAGATAGACCGTGGCAGGTTACATAAGACAATCTACAGCAGACATTATCCCTACCGCTACAGTTCGTGCGGCTCCAATCAACGCTGAGTATAACGCACTCCGTGATGCCTTTGCTGCATCAGGTGGACACAAGCACGATGGTACAACAG